AAGGTATTTATGCGTGGGATGGTAGTTCATCGTATGTTCAGATTATTAACTATCTTGGAGAATGGATAGGTTCACAAGCCAATATTAAAGGAGCTCAAGGAGCTCAAGGTACTCAAGGACCAACGGGTGCTCAAGGGGCTCAAGGAGGTCAAGGTCCTCAAGGGGCTCAAGGTACACAAGGTGGACAGGGAGCCCAAGGTACGCAAGGTGGACAGGGTGCCCAAGGGGCTAACACAGGGGCTCAAGGAGTTCAGGGTACACAAGGTGCTCAGGGTGCTCAGGGTGCGAACACAGGAGCTCAAGGTAATACAGGAGCTCAAGGTGCTCAAGGTGCTCAAGGAACTCAAGGTGCTCAAAGTTCAGTCCAAGGTGCCCAAGGAAAAACGGGTGCACAAGGTGCTCAAGGAACTCAAGGTGCTAATAGTACCACTCAAGGAGCTCAAGGTAATACAGGTGCTCAAGGTACTCAAGGAGCTCAAGGAGCTCAAGGTGCTAGCACGGGTGCTCAAGGTAACACAGGTGCTCAAGGAGCACAAGGTAGTCAGGGAACTGCAAGTAATGTAATCGGACCAACAGGTGCACAAGGTTCTCAAGGACCGATAGGTGCTCAAGGTGCTCAAGGTGCAAACACAGGAGCTCAAGGTGCCCAAGGTGCTCAAGGAGCACAAGGTACTCAGGGTGGTACGGATGATACTCCTGGTGCTCAAGGTGGACAAGGAGCTCAAGGTGGACAAGGGGCTCAAGGAGCACAAGGTGCTAGTACGGGTGCTCAAGGTGGACAAGGAGCTCAAGGACCTAAAGGTGCTCAAGGTGCTCAGGGTGCTAACACAGGTGCACAAGGTGCTCAAGGTGCTCAGGGACCAACAGGTTCTCAAGGAGCACAAGGTGCTAACACAGGTGCACAAGGTGCTCAGGGTGCCCAAGGTACTCAAGGTTCTGTGGGTGCTCAAAGTTCGGTTCAAGGTGACCAAGGAGCTACAGGCAAACAAGGTGCTCAAGGTGCTCAAGGTGCTCAAGGTGGTGTTACAGGTGCTCAAGGTAGTACGGGTGCACAAGGAGCTCAAGGATTTCAAGGAGCTCAAGGTGCTAATACAGGTGCTCAAGGAGCCGTCGGAAAACAAGGTGCTCAAGGAGCTCAAGGTGCTCAAGGTGGTGTTACGGGAGCTCAAGGAAAAACAGGTGCTCAAGGTGCTCAAGGAGCTCAAGGTGCTCAAAGTTCTGTTCAGGGTGCTCAAGGAGCTACGGGTAATACAGGTGCTCAAGGTGCTCAAGGAGCTCAAGGTGCTTCTCAAGGTGCCCAAGGTAATACAGGAGCTCAAGGAGCTCAAGGTGCTCAAGGTGCTCAAAGTTCTGTACAGGGTGCACAAGGTGCTACAGGTAATACCGGTGCCCAAGGTAATATAGGTGCTCAAGGAGGAACCGCAGGAGCTACGGGAGTTACAGGTGCTCAAGGAGGACAAGGTGCTCAAGGGGCTCAAGGTGGAGTCACAGGTGCTCAAGGTGCAACAGGTAATACAGGTGCTCAAGGGGCTCAAGGAGCTCAAGGTGGAACCACGGGAGCACAAGGTGCGACGGGTAATACAGGTGCTCAAGGTAGTACAGGTGCTCAAGGTGGAACTACGGGAGCTCAAGGAGCGACAGGTGCTCAAGGTGGTCAAGGGGCACAAGGTGCTCAAGGTGCTAATACGGGAGCCCAAGGGGCTCAAGGAGCTCAAGGTACTCAAGGTAGCACAGGTGCTCAAGGTGGTAATACAGGTGCTCAAGGAGCGACAGGTAATACAGGGGCTCAAGGTACTCAGGGTCCTCAAGGAGCAATTACAGGTGCTCAAGGTGCTGTTGGTAAACAAGGTGCTCAAGGAGCACAAGGTGCTCAAGGTGGAGTTACGGGTGCTCAAGGAAAAACAGGTGCTCAGGGTTCACAAGGAAATACTGGTGCTCAAAGTAGTGTCACGGGTGCTCAGGGTTCACAAGGTGGTGGTGGTTCAACAGGTGCTCAAGGTGCCCAAGGAGCTAATACAGGGGCTCAGGGTGGACAAGGGGCTCAGGGTGGACAAGGAGCTCAAGGTGCTCAAAGTTCGGTCCAAGGTGACCAAGGAGCTACGGGTAAACAAGGTGCTCAAGGAGCCCAAGGTGCTCAAGGAGCTAGTACCGGTGCTCAAGGTAATACAGGTGCCCAAGGTGCACAAGGTTCACAAGGAGCTCAAGGTGCTAGTACCGGTGCACAAGGTAACACAGGTGCCCAAGGGGCTCAGGGTTCACAAGGGGCTCAAGGTGCTAGTACAGGTGCACAAGGAGGTCAAGGTTCCCAAGGAGGACAAGGTGCTCAAGGAGCTCAAAGTTCTGTACAAGGTGCACAAGGAGGTCAAGGTTCTCAAGGAGGTCAAGGAGCTCAAGGTGCTCAAAGTAGTGTCACCGGTGCTCAAGGTTCACAAGGTGGTGGAGGTTCAACAGGAGCTCAAGGTGCTCAAGGTTCTACTCAAGGTGCAACAGGTGCTCAAGGTAATACAGGAGCTCAGGGAGCTAATAGCACAACTCAAGGAGCCCAAGGTGCTCAAAGTTCGGTACAAGGGGCTCAAGGAGCCCAAGGAACTCAAGGTGCTGCGTCATCCACACAAGGTGCTCAAGGAGCCGCGGGAAATACAGGAGTTGCAGGAAACCAAGGGGCTCAAGGAACTACAGGTGTTCTTGGTGCCACAGGTCCTCCAACACCAGGTGCTCAAGGTGCTCAAGGTCCAAAAGGGCCGGCAGGTGCACAAGGTTCTCAAGGTGCCACTGGTACAAAAGGACCGAGTGGTAACGGAGCTCAAGGAGCCGAGGGTTCTCAAGGCCAAAGAGGACCGCAAGGAGGTACAGGTGCTCAAGGTGGTAAAGGACCACAGGGTACTCAAGGTGCTAAAGGTGCTCAAGGACCACCATCAGATGCCAGATATAAAACAAACATTAAACCTCTTACAGACGTTAGACAAAACATTGTTAGCATGAGAGGTGTTAAATTTGATTGGGTTGAGGACATTCCTCAATTGTCAGATTATTTACCAGAACACAAATACCTAATTACAGGTGTAAACCTTGGATTTATTGCTCAAGAAATTGAAGAAAAATATCCAGATTTAGTTTGGACAGATAAATATGGTTATAAGAATTTACAATATGAGCTATTGGTTTCGGTTGGCATATCGGCATTAATTGAAAACCAAAAAAGAGTTGAAGTATTGAATAATTTTCTTAAAGATTTAAGTATAAAAATAGGTGGCTAAGGATATCGTTATATTACCAGGTAGTGCAACTGTTGAGTTGTATGATACAAATAATACTAAGGCAACTTGGGTTTACTCCAGTGCTGTACTTGATTGGAAAGTTAGTACTACTGTTTATTTTAAAGTTATTAATACCTCACCTAAATTTAGGTTATTTTTTAACAATCTTTATGTTTTTAGTACTATTGCAACAACTGCAGGTACTGTAGTTAATAATGCTCTTTGGGCTGGCACAACAAATACCGGACCAACAGGTGCTCAGGGTGCTGCGGGTGCTCAGGGAACTCAAGGAGGTCAAGGAAAACAAGGTGATTTTGGGTCTACAGGTCCACAAGGTTCGGTTGGTTCACAAGGTGCAACAGGTAATGTTGGTTCTCAAGGAGGACAAGGTGCCCAAGGTGGAAAAGGACCTCAAGGTTCACAAGGTACTCAGGGAGGGCAGGGTTCTCAAGGGACTCAAGGTTCACAAGGTGCTGTTGGTGGTGTAGGTTCACAAGGTGCTCAGGGAGGACAGGGTTCTCAAGGAGGACAAGGAGCTCAAGGTACTCAGGGAGGACAGGGTTCTCAAGGAGGACAAGGAGCTCAGGGTGTTCAAGGTTCTCAGGGTAATACAGGTTCACAAGGTTCTCAAGGAGGACAAGGTTCTCAAGGAGGACAAGGTTCTCAGGGTAATACAGGTGCTCAAGGTGCGGTAGGCGCTGATGGTGTTCAAGGTTCACAGGGTGCTGTTGGACCTGTAGGTTCTCAAGGTACTCAAGGAGGTCAAGGTTTTCAAGGAGGACAAGGAAGTCAAGGTAATGTAGGTCCTCAAGGTGCTAAAGGTGCTCAGGGTGTTCAAGGTCCTATTGGTGCTCAAGGTAATACAGGTTCACAAGGTTCTCAAGGAGGACAAGGTTCGCAAGGTGCCGTTGGTTCACAAGGAGCGACAGGTAATCAAGGTGCTCAAGGGGGACAAGGTTCTCAAGGTGCCGTTGGTTCACAAGGAGCAACAGGTAATCAAGGTGCTCAAGGGGGGCAAGGTTCGCAAGGTGCCGTTGGTTCGCAAGGTGCCGTTGGTGCTCAAGGTTCTCAGGGAGGAAAAGGTGCTCAAGGTTCGCAAGGAGTACAAGGTTCCCAAGGAGCGGTTGGAGCTCAAGGAGGACAGGGTACTCAAGGAGGACAAGGTTCACAAGGTAGTCCCGGTTCAGTTGGGGCTCAAGGAGGTCAAGGTGCTCAAGGTTCACAAGGAGGTCAAGGTTCCCAAGGAGCAGTTGGGGCTCAAGGAGGACAGGGAGCTCAAGGAGGACAGGGTACTCAAGGTAATACAGGTTCACAAGGAGCTCAAGGTGGTCAAGGTGTTCAGGGAACTCAGGGAGGACAAGGTGCTCAAGGAGCAACAGGTTCTCAAGGAGGACAAGGTGCACAAGGAACTCAAGGTACTCAAGGTAATACAGGTTCACAAGGAGCTCAAGGGGGTCAAGGAGTTCAAGGTTCACAAGGAGGACAGGGTGCTCAGGGTGCTCAAGGGGCTCAAGGAGGTCAAGGAGTACAGGGAGCTCAAGGTTCCCAAGGTAACACAGGTTCACAAGGTTCACAAGGAGGACAAGGTGCTCAGGGTACCCAAGGAGGACAAGGTGCTCAAGGAGCTACAGGTTCACAAGGAGGGCAAGGCGCTCAGGGTACTCAAGGAGGACAAGGTGCTCAGGGAGGACAAGGTGCTCAGGGAGGACAAGGTACTCAAGGAGGACAAGGTTCGCAAGGAGCGGTTGGTTCACAAGGCTCACAAGGAGGACAAGGTTCTCAAGGAGCTGTCGGTTCGCAAGGAGCTACTGGTAATCAAGGGGCTCAAGGAGGACAAGGTTTCCAAGGTGCTCAGGGTGGTCAGGGTGCTCAAGGTTCGTTAGGTGCTGTTGGTAGCCAGGGTGCTCAAGGTTCACAAGGTACTCAAGGAGGACAAGGTGCTCAGGGTTCTCAAGGAGGTCAAGGAGCTCAAGGAGGACAAGGTTCACAAGGTGGTGCGGGGGCACAAGGTTCACAAGGAGGACAAGGTTCTCAGGGTGGTGGTGGTTCCACAGGTGCTCAAGGTTCACAAGGTTCACAAGGAGGACAAGGTTCGCAAGGTGGTACTGGTGGTGGAGGTGCCACAGGTTCACAAGGTTCTCAAGGTGGTAAAGGAGCTCAAGGTTCTCAAGGAGGTCAAGGAGCTCAAGGTTCTCAAGGGTCTACAGGAGGTCAGGGTTCACAAGGAGGACAAGGTTCACAAGGAGGTAAAGGTGCCACAGGTCCGACAGGAGGACAAGGTTCTCAGGGAGGACAAGGTTCTCAAGGAGGTAAAGGTGCCACAGGTCCGACAGGAGGTCAAGGTGCACAAGGTGGTACTGGTGGTGGAGGTGCCACAGGTTCACAAGGTTCTCAAGGAGGACAAGGTTCACAAGGTGGCGGTGGAGGTAAAGGTGCCACAGGTTCGCAAGGTTCTCAGGGAGGACAAGGTTCTCAGGGTGGTGGTGGTTCCACAGGTGCTCAAGGTTCACAAGGTTCACAAGGAGGACAAGGTTCGCAAGGTGGTACTGGTGGTGGAGGTGCCACAGGTTCACAAGGAGGACAAGGTGCTCAGGGTACACAAGGGGGACAAGGTTCTCAGGGTGGAGGTGGCTCAACAGGTGCTGCGGGTGGCCAAGGTTCACAAGGACCACAAGGTGCTCAAGGACCACAAGGAGGACAAGGAGCTCAAGGTGCTGTTGGTTCGCAAGGTGCTCAAGGTTTCCCTTCTGAAGGAGCTGGTGCTCAAGGAGCTCAAGGTGCTCCAAATCCGACTACAGGTTCACAAGGTGCTCAAGGTTCTCAAGGACCTGGTGCTGGAGGCGCTCAAGGTGCTACAGGGGCTCAAGGAAAGGCGGGCAGTGGTTTTGGCGCTCAAGGTGCTACAGGGGCTACAGGTTCTGCAGGACCACAAGGTGCTCAAGGTGCTACAGGACCTAAAGGACCATCTGATATTAGATTAAAGACAAATATCGAACCTATTGAATCTGCACTTGAAAGTTTAATTAAAATTCGTGGTGTTGAATTCTATTATAATTGGGATGATAAAGAAAAACTTGGACACAAAAACATTGGTTTCATTGCTCAAGAAGTTTTACCATATTTCCCTGAACTTGTATTCGGTAGTGAAGAGACCAACTACACCATGAAGTACAAAGAGATGATTGCCGTGTGTATTGAGGCTTTGAAAGAGCAAGAAGTCATTATCAATTCAATTGAAGACAGAGCTCAAAAACTTGTAGTAAAGGCGAAAGAAAAAAGATTACTTTAAGAAATGTAATCGTTGTAAAGAGAATTGATATTTTGTTTGGTTTCAGTCCAATCTGCATATTCAGGTACTCTAACTCTTAAACACTCATGTGTATCATCAATTATATTAATAATATTACCCCAATACTCCAAGGTTCTATCTTTATATCTAAGATTATCTTCAAGATAATCTTTTACAATTGACTCTAAATCTATAAAAGGTATTTGAAATTTTTGGGTAAATTTATTTTTATCATAAGGGGAAGGTGTTTGAGTCCATTCACCATTACCTTCAAATATAGAATCAAGTTCACTCCAAATAGATTCGTAGAGTTCATCTTCATATGCCACATTATAGGCACTCCAGTATAAACTCACCAACTCACTTTCTAAATCATCGGGTAAGATTTCTTTAATAGATTTTTTATCATTTATTATTCTACTTAATGTTTCAGTGTCTAAAGATACATACTCATCATGACCTTGAGACGATGCAATTTCTTTTAGTAAATCTGTTGATGGTAAGATTTCTTCATCTTTCAATTCCTCTAATAATCTTTCAATTAAAGTTTGTTTGTTTTGGTCGTTTAAATCATCAATTACGTTGTCATAGACATCTATTCCTGAATCCCAATAATCAGAACTATCATATTCACCTGACAATATAGATTCTATTGTGTTACGACCAATATCTCTATCATCACAATAAAGTTTGGATAAATCCCCTCTATCAGATGTTATAAAATACCATTTACCATCAATGTATGTTACATCGGATAATTTATCTTCAATAAGTTTACGGAAAATTTCTGGTTTGTTATTAGAAACCCACAGAATGTAATCGTTTTCATAATCGTTATGATTATAATCATCGGCAATTATCTCTTCAAATTTACCTTTTTTATTAACATAATTAAAAAATGTGTTGACATCCCCATTAAATGCGGTTTCTAAAAGGTCATAATCACCTTCATTAAAATCTTGAATTACTAAGTCAATAAACGCCATATTTTCATAAATATAAAAAAAGGGTAGATTTCTCTACCCTTCACTAAAAAACATCTCAGATTAGTTTATTTCTTTACGTAATACTTTTCTACTGTTCTTTTAATGGCATCTTTGATGTTTTCATTAACAGGTTGAGCCTGGGGTTTAACCACTGGCGCTTGAATCTGATTTGTGTTAGTGTTGTTTTTGTTTTTACAGCCGCATCCACCCATAATTTGTTAGTTTTAAATTTAGTTTATTATTTTGAATTTATGTTTATAACAAGTTTTTCTTATGGAACCGTTGTAACCATTATTAACTTTTTTCTCTCTTAATGAGTTTGAGATTTTCATTCTAACATTTCTTGGACTACCATTGGTAAATCCATTCATTATTAAATAGTTTGCGCCATCAACTAATGATTCAAAAATAAATGACTCGTTAGTTTCAATATTTGTTAATGAATATTTATCAAAATTTCCGTTTTTTTCTAAATTATATTTTGATAATTTAATTTTAACTTCATCATTGTAGGTATTTCGTCTAAACTCATTTACGATAGCTAAATTGTAACCAAAACGACTATCGTTTGAATTATAATAATTAATATAATAATTTTCTTTATCAATCAATTTAAAAGACTCACAATACTCAATAACTTCAAATTTAAAACTATCTTTACCGTGTTTAGTATATGACTTTTGAATGTAAGAATTATCATGTAAACCTTTATCCAACATCCAAAAATGTTTGTACTCCCTTTTAGATAAATTCAAACTACTACCAATATAAACTTTATTGGTTACTACATTAGTTATTTTATAGATACCACAATTCACGAGTTTATCTAAATTAAAGGTTTATTGACTATAAATATAGACATCTCCGAATATTTATCAATTGTAATGAGTTCAGAAGTAAATAATATCAGTGCGGAATTAAGAAGAGACAAGGACCTTTGGAAATTGGGACCTGATTGTCCTAAAGAAGGGTTAATGGCGCACGCTTTATTTGACCATTTGGTCTATAGTAATGAGATAAATGCGTTGGATGAACAAGGTAAAGAAAGAAAAAGACAACTTGAGTTAAGAAAAAGTCAAATTGAAGATGAAATGCAAAATGACACCCAAGGGTTAAAGACTAGTTTACAACAACAGTTAGAACAAATTGATGAAGAGTTATCTGAGTTTAATGATTATTATGATGTGTATGATATCATCCCAAAAAATGAAGAATTCTATAGTAATATGGAAATTTTTGAAACTTCATGGGATAATAGCCAATATGCTATAGGTAATGAAAAAGAAGTGAAGTGGTCTGCTGAGGAATACGCAAAAGAAATGATTGAGAGTGAAGGTATAAATTTTTTCTCAAACAATTTTCTTGAAAATTATATTGATGATGATAGTGTTCAAAGATATGCTGAGGACATGTATAATGACTTGATTTACCAAGACCCTGAAAGTTGGTTGGACAAGTCACAAAGAGAAACTTCATATGTTCAAGATAATGAAATAAAGTATTTGAATTATCAGATTGAAAAAGTTAGGGGTGAGATTGTTAATTTACAACAATTAATGGAAAAATCGCCAAGAGAATTACGTGGGGTATTTGAAAATAAAATATCCCAATTGGAAAATAATGCCATCTATGAGTTTGAGCAAAAGATAGAAGAAATAGAAGAAAGTCCCGAAGGTGATTTTCCTGATGATTTAATTAATCAAGTGATTGATGGGAGGGTAAGTGATGCTATGGACGATACTTTAAGTTTTATTAGGGAATGGGATTTAGGACTTTCATACTTTATTTATGAAGATGATTTGATTGAAGGGTGGATTGATAGTGATGGTTATGAGATAATGTCTCTTTATGATGGTAAAGTTGATGAACAAAAAGTAGAGGGTGTTTATTATTTTATCATAAGAGTTGAATAAATAAAATGGTGTTTTATTCTTATGTAAATGGCGAGGAAGAAAAAATCATTTAAATTAAATCCTGATTGGATGCTCTCGCAACCAATAGATTTTGAATATAACAAATATACCTTACTTAATTACATTCAAAAATGTGAGGAAAATTTTGACGAGTTTAAAATTTATCCTGATTTTGTTGAGTTGGCACTTCACTTAGCAAATGTTCAATCTTTAGTTAAAGAAAAAAGATTACTACAAACAAAAAAGAAATTTGAATCTTGTGATGATGAGATTCTTTTGAAAGAACTTCAACCACTTAAGTTACCCGAACTACAAGACAGTGATTTTGGTGAGTTAGAAAAGACATTGGTTTTTTCTGGTAACAGATTGATGGACACCTTTAATATTGGGAAGTCCATTTGGTCCATAGTATATGAATCAACAACCATCAATCTAAAGAAAAACAAAGACAACATGGGGGTTGGTCACGGATACATCTATTATCCCAACAAAAGTAAGAAACAAGTATTTTTGTGGGAGTATTCAATCAGAAAGATGAAAAGAACCAAATCAGACGCCAAGATTTATTTTGATATGGTATGGAGTGGTGACCCTCAAGGTCAACGAGTTACCACGTTAGTTAAAGATGCAACATCGTGGAAGGACTTGGTGGATTTCACCAAGTTACCGATATTTGAGGTAAATACCAATGAGAATTTTCCATTTGAACAGACTTTGGTTCCGATGTTAAAGAGAAAACTATTGGCGTATATCCTTCAAAGTGTTCCAAAAGAAGATTGGGAATCGTTTGACAGTTTAAAAATTATTTCCTAATTTTGTTTCATGGGATTCACAAAACGATTCGTAGACCAAAAGAAAGTGAAAGTTCATTTGGAAAATTCCGATTTGAAGACTTTGTTCTCTCCGAGGGTTGATGCTTTTATTTTTATGGATACCTTATCATCTGATGTTTTTAATCTATTTCAACAGGGTCATGATGAAACCCAAATCTTTTACACACTTAAAAAACAAAACCAAAATTTATTTCTATGAAATGTATTAAAACAACAAAACAATTCGGAAGGTATGCTCTCGGTCATATGCTTCGTGTATCTGACAAAGATGCTGACCAAAGAGTGTCCACAGGTTATTGGACCTTCATTCCAAAATCAGAGTTCAAGGGGTCTACCGGTGAAAAGGAAGTAATTCACGAAGAAGACACCAAGAAAAAGAAATCAAAAGAAGTAGAGAAGAAATCTTATGGAAGGAAAAAAACTAAATAGTTTACTCTCTAAACTACGTCAACCTCTACACATCTCCTACATTTCAAAATACATTTTGAAGGAAGATTTAGAGACAACACAAAAAGAATTGGATGACCTTGTTGAAGAAGGTTTGATAATAGAATCTCCATTGTCGTCAAAATATTATGTCGTTCAAACTGTACAAAATCAGAGCTAAGATTGCTCGTGAGACACATTTGAAATTTGGGGAAAAATACCTATATTCATATGTGAATGGTGAAAAGAATGGTTGGATGTCAATACTTGGATTTAAAGTAGGTTGGACAAAAGAACCTCTTTTTTCGGTTAGACATGGTTATACTAAATCAATTAAAATTAAAGATTATTATTTTACACTAAAATGAGTAATGAAATGGTAAATCACCCAGCTCATTATGGCGGTGAGGATAATGTGTATGAAGTTATCAAAGTAATTGAGGCGTGGGAACTTGACTTCCATCTTGGGAATACGGTGAAGTATATCTCAAGGGCTGGTAAGAAAGGTAGTGATAAAGAATTACAAGACTTAAAAAAGGCTCTTTGGTATCTTCAAAGAAAGATTGATAACATAGAAAATGCTGGTTGAGGCAAGATATAATTCAAACCACAAAAACGGAGACAGACCATGGAAAGTGTTTATTGATAAACAACTCTTAAAAGTTGATTCAATAGAATTTCTGTGTCAGATAAACTCTTCTATTGGGTATAGGGATGATGGTAGAGAAACAGGTCATATTACTTGTGATGCTAAAAAAATTACCCTTGAAGATTATTGTTTGGTTATTGAATAATGAAATATAAATTAGCAGCAAGAGGTTCAATTTTAGATGGTTGGGTAATACAATCCGAGGATAAAAAACTTTCCATCAACTGTGTTGAATTTGAAGTGTCGGTTAAAACAAAAACTTTTATTGATAATAATCAAGCTTGGTTGGAATTTGAAACAGAAAATCCTATTATTGTTAGGGGACATAAGGTAACAATATATTAAAATGACAGAAAATTATTTAGGAAAAATAGTAAACGGAGATTGTATTGAAGTGATGAAGACCATGGAAGAAGGGTCTGTAGATTTGATTGTAACATCACCACCATATGGTGTTGGGATTGATTATGATGTTCACGATGACGATATGGTTTGGGAAGAATATTCAAAATTCACACAGTCGTGGATGGAACAAGCATACCGTGTGTTGAAAGATGACGGTAGGATTGCTTTAAATATCCCGTATGAGATTAACCGACAAGCCAAGGGCGGAAGAATCTTCATGTTAAGTGAGATATGGCAAATTATGAAACAGATTGGTTACAAGTTCTTCGGAGTTGTGGACCTTGAAGAGGAATCACCACACAGAAGTCGTACCACAGCGTGGGGGTCATGGATGAGTCCCTCGGCACCTTACATCTATAATCCAAAGGAGTGTGTTATCTTGGCATACAAGAAGAAACATATTAAGATTGTTAAAGGACAACCTGAATGGGTTGGTGAGATGGGTGAGGTTGAAGGTAAAGACGGTAACATGAGAGCCAAGATGATGTATACCGAACAACAGAAACGTGAGTTTATTGATTTGGTATTTGGACAGTGGAATTATTTTGCCGATACTCGTTCATTGACAAAGGCGACCTTCTCAATGGACATCCCAACCAAGGCAATTAAGATTCTCACATATAAGAATGATATTGTCCTTGACCCGTTTGCTGGTTCAGGTACAACTATGGTTGCGGCAGAAACTTTAGACCGTCGTTGGATTGGTATTGAAATCAGTTCTAACTACGCTAAAGTGGCAAAAGAAAGGGTTGGATTCTTTGTTCAACAAAAAAGACAACAGGTTTTAGAATTTCCTGAAAAATCCTAAATAATATAAATGTCTTGTTTTTTAACAAAAAAACTGGACATTTTAATCTTTCGTATATCTAAAATTACAAATTGGTTTTCCGTTCACCAATGGTAAACCATGTTGGTCAAGGGTGATAGTTTTTACTATCACCTTTTTATTTTTAAATCTACCCATCAAAATTGTGTCACCAACCTTTATATTAAGTTGTATCATAGTATTTATAATTAGTGTTTATATTCAAAAAATGGGTGAAATAGTATTAACGGAAATACAACTTAACAATCTAAAACAGAGACTAACTGAAGAGAAGTGGTACAATAATGTTTTGGATATTTTGGGTATTGTTGACCCGACAGGAATTACTGACTTTGTAAATGCCATTTCTTATTATAGACAGGGTGATACCCTATTTGCGTTTTTGTCTTTAATATCTGCAGTACCATATATTGGTGATGCGGTTGGTAAAACTGCTATGGGAACTATGAAAGCCGGAAGTCAAGGGACTAAGTACCTTAGAAATGCTGAAAAAGCCATTAATGCTGGTAATACTGAATTGGCTCTTAAGAATCTTAAGATGTTAGAAAAAGTTGAAGGACCTGCAAACAAATTATTTAAAACCGCTCAGAATTGGACTTCAAGAGTTGACACAGTAATTGATAAAATTCCGAATATGGGAGGATTATTATCAGGATTTAAAAAAGCTCTTCAGAGTTGGTCAAACTTATTTAGTAGTGCGTCAAAAAGGTCCATGGGTGTTAGACGTTTAATGGTAAACAAAACACCTCAAGAACAAATGAAATTGGTTCAAGGTTTAGAATCTGCTTTGAAAAGAGAAAAGTTTATGGACCCGGCAATATTAGGTAAACCAAACATCCTTCAAAGATTCCTTTATGGTGGTGGTCTTGGGTTTGGTAGATTCTCTGACCTGTTTGGGAAAAGTTCTCTAAGAACAAGAGTACTAATGGGTCAAACAAAATTCTATCTCGGATTTTTGGATTTTTTAGGTCTTGGTAATTTTGTTGGACCTGAAGAACTTTCAGGTATGATGAGTAAGGAACAGATGTTAGCTGCGATGAAACAGTATGAATCAACTCCTGAAGGTCAAGAAGCATTAAAAACTGAGTTGGGTGGAACTACAACAACTCAAGTATCACCACAGAGTTTAGCTGCTACGGGTGAAAAAATATCCATGTCGCCGATTACGTCAGCATTAACAAGATTAATGAGTCCAGTATAATGAAAGAAGAATATATTTTAAAATTAGTCCAAGTTCAAAATCAATTTAGATTTTTACATTGGCAAACTACGTTTGATGCTAAACATAAAGCATACGGAGACATTTACGAAGGTTTAGGTGTTTTGATTGATGACTTTGTTGAAGCCATGATGGGAAAATATGGGAGACCTGAGTTTCCTGCAGAATTTTCAATAATGTTTCAAGATATAAATAAATTATCTATGCAAAATTTTATTGATGGAATATGTGAGTTTTTGTTTTCAATGACTGAAGGTCTGAACTCAAAATTTGATACTGATTTATTAAATCTTAGAGATGAGATGTTAAGATTAGTTAACAAATTAAAATATTTATTAACTCTTAAATATTAATATGAAAAAGTTTGTAATAACAGAGGAAGAAAAGAGTAGAATTCTTGGCATGCACATTGAAGCAACCTCAAGACAATATTTGAAAGAAGATTTCAATAATGGTATGACCACTATTGAACGATACAATTACAATTGTGGAATCCAATGTTTTTTAAATAAAAAAGGTGTTAGGGATGATGCCGGTCAACCGTTGAAAATTGACGGTTCAATCGGTAACTACCCAAAATCAAAAAGTGCTCAGGCAATTGTCAAATACCAGTCAATGATTGATGTTTATCCTGCTGATGGTGTGTGGGGTGAAGACACTATGGATGCGATGCCTGACAAGGATAAAGTAATATTCAAACAGTGTATTTCTGATTACGGTGATTTATTTGATAAAATTGCACATTATTTTGGTTGGGATTGATGAAAAAAATTATTAAAGAATCGGGTTTACGTGATATTAATGCTTTGGCAAAAAGGTACCCAAAGGCTAAAATATATTTTCACCAAGATTTAGATGGTGTTACCACAGCAATTGCTATGAAGAAATACCTTGAGGATAATGGTATTGATGTTGTAGATTCTGAGGTTATCCAATATGGTGAAAAAGAGTTTGCAGTAAAGAAACCTGATGCTAGTGGTGATGTAATGCCCGTGTTAGTAGATTTTGCTCACGGTAAACCGATGTTTGTTATTCATACAGACCACCACGATACTCAAGTAGGTGCTGAAAAAGATGCTTCAAAATCATTTAGACAAGCCCGTTCAAATGTTGAGACTATATCTCAAATAATTTCACCAAAAGAATTGTTCCCAAGTTCAGACATTCTGTTGATTTCTACTGTTGACTCTGCTGATTTTGCAAAATATGACTTAACAACAAAAGAAGTTGTTAACTTTTTATTTAGATTAGACAAGGAAAAAGGTTTGGCGAGAAACAAAATGTTGTTAGGGTTAGTGACTAACAAATTACTCTTGGCGTTTAAAAACAAAAAAGGTTTCTTAGAGAGTTTAGTGATGGACTCTGAGCCGTCACTTTATTCAATTCTTAATAACATAAAGACTTGGATGAGTGTGAACACTCGCGAGACACCTGAAAGACTCCAAAGAAATTCCAAAGACTATATGGACTCAATGGCAAATCACCGAAATGTGAAAGTTGAAGATGGAATCATTCTTCAATATGGTATGGGAACTTTGAAAGGTACTGGTTCTTACGACAGATATACTCCTTTTAGAAACAATCCTGAGGCGGACTTTTTGATTATCATGTGGCCTTTGGGTTTGGTACAAGCATCTTGTAATCCATTCAAAAAAGATAGAGAGCTCAAAGGTGTAAATCTTGGAGAAGTTAAAGACGAGGTTTTGAATAAGTGGAAAGCACAACTTCAAGATAGAACAATTCCATTATCAACAATCAAATACATTGCAGAATCAGGTATGGGTACAGAATCAGTTGGATTCACATTCAAAGATTTTGATGCCATTTATGGTGGTAAGATTATGATGATGGATAATGGAGAACAAATATTAGATAGTTTAAAAACAATCATTGACAAACCATTCTCAGAGTTAAGTGAACCTGAAATGAAATTGTTGGATAAGATTGGTGTAAATGCTTGGGATTTGATTCAAGCCAATTCAGGTGGACACAAATGTATTACCAATATTTCGGGACTTAATTATTTGGGTAGAGCACAAAGACCACCATCAGGACCATATAGATATGACCCTGAAAGAGATGACGCACCATACATCAAATTTGTTAAGATGATTGGACAAGAGTTCTTTAAAGTCTTAAAGGAAAAAATTCAGGAAAGTAAAAAGGAAAATTAATCAACGAGAAACTTAACAGAATCTCCTTTTTTAATATTAAAACTTTTACAAGTACCACCTTCAATTTCCAATATAATATAACCTCTACCACAGTAACTCTCACAGTCTTCATCAACACATGGTGGACAATTGTGGTGAACCTTTGATATGATTTGGTCGTCAATGTAGATAATATCTAAAGGTATTATACAATTTTTCATCCAAAAACAATTAGTATGGTCGGTCATCAGAAACAACATACCGTTAAAATATTCGTTAAAAGTTTTGTTCATCATACCCTCAGCACGTTTACGGTAATCGTCCATAACCTTTACATTAAAGGTGTTATCGTCTATTTTAACTTTCATGATTATTTATAAATATGGAAAATTATAAAAGGTTGAGTGGTGTGGTCGTTAAAGTTAACGGTGAATGTTTGTTGTGCAAAAGAAACGGCAAGTCATCTTACCCTAATATGTGGTCAATTCCTTCAGGACACATTGAAAAAGATGAATCAACTAAAGAAGCTGCATATAGAGAGTTTTACGAAGAGACCGATATTAACATAGATAACTATGATTTAGATTTTGTGGGTATACTACCAAAAAAGAAAAAGACAGACGGTAGTATAAAAGGTATGATGTATGTTTATTTGTTGAATACTCACGAGTATATGTACCCTAACCTTGAAACTGCTCAAGATGGACATGAACATACTGAATGTGGGTATTTTGGATTGGACAAAGTCAATAATATGGATACAGGAGTGTATTTAAAAACAATTTTACAAAATATTTTTGAAAAAGATTGAACTTTTCAATAGTATAACTATATTTATAATCTCCACCGAAAGGTAGAGACACCCCACAAAAAAGTTTCACTTAGCCCCTTTGACAATTTGAAAAAATTGTTTTATCTTTGTGAGACACTCGGAAGAAGAGGAGTTAAATCCTCGGTTCACAATCCCACAACGAGTGTTTGAGAAAACATAGAAAGTTGTGGGATTTTTTATCGGATGTTGTTTAGCTCTTTAAAAATTTGATTACACCCGCTGGTACAACCAGCGCATGACGTGGATAGGTGACCGTGGGGAAGTGGGATTGTAATCATTAAAATATATTGTGAGGTATTTTTTTGGTTGTGTGGTGGTTTTTCGGTATATTTGTGATATTTATAATATATGAACAGATACCAAAAAGCCGCTGAAATCGGAAATAAAAAAAGAAGAGAAAAATCATTAGAAGATTATTATCAATCACCAAATATATGTAAATCTTGTGGTGAGGTAATAAGGGTTAATGATAACCAAAAAGTTTCTGAAGTAAGAAAAAAATATTTTTGTAATAGTTCTTGTTCTGCTAAGTTTAATAATTTAGAAAGAGAGAAAAAACAAAAAGAAGAAAAAAAAGAGATTGTAAGACCCGAAAGATTTAGTTTCTTTAATGGAATTACAAAAAAAAAGTTTTTTGAAAAGAAAGGGATTTATTATAAGTTTAGAGCCGAAATTAGAAAACATGCGCAATATGTGTATGAAAAAAATAAAGGAGATAAAACTTGTAAAGTTTGTGGTTATGATAAACACATTCAAGTTTGTCATATAAAATCTGTATCTTCGTTCAGTGATGAATCCTTGATAACAGAAATAAACTCAAAAGATAATTTAGTAGGACTTTGTCCGAACCATCATTGGGAGTTTGACCACGGATATTTAAAGTTATAAAATGGCGGGCGGGGGGCAAGGTGTTCCATGGGTCTCATAAGCCCACATAGCTTGGTTCGATTCCAAGGCATCGCAACTAAGAATGGGTTGACTACGGTCATAAAATCGAGGTTCCCTATTTTTTTAAAAAAAGATTTGACGAATTGAAAAGTTCTTTTTATATTTGTAGTGTTAAATAACAGATATGAAAATAAATTTCACATACAATATTCGGATTGAGAACGAGAAGTTCGGAACCCTCTTGAATGAAACTTTTGTTGATGGTGTTCAGTTTAAGTTATTTTTGAAAATGGTTCACGGTTGTTTGGAACTCAAAGGAGATTTAGATTTCTTCAATGGTACCGACTTCTTGGTTCACATTCCTTACAAGTATTTGGTTGACTCTATTGTTTTGACTTCCTTGGTTACACCAACAGTTGGTGAACTTAGTTTGTCAGAACATATGAAATCTAAGGTGGAAGCTTTAGTTACCAAATAATTTCCTGACATAATGTCAGGTGGTGGAGTGATTGACTGTCATTCGGTCAGTCCCAAAAGAAAAGGTCAGTTTCGGCTGACCTTTTTTATTTTTTTACTCTATCAGATAATCCTATTGGGATTCCCATATATGAACTGATTTGTTTTGTAAGAAATGATATCCATTCATTTAATGCATCGGAGTAGTCGTACGGGTTTTCATCCCATAAAAAATCTAATAAACCATCAATATCAAAATGTTTTATCTCTTCTTCCCCATCGTCATTTATATGTGAGTAGATTATATTTGAATTTGGTATGTCCCAATTTTCTATTATGGCTGTTACATATCTTTCATCATTAATTTCTTCAACATAAACGGATGAATTTGTAAAATCCAACTCAACGTATGACCCAGGTTCTAAACTATCAATATTAAACCTAAATGGTCCGTCTTTAGTTAATTTTTTGATTGACTTATTTAATAATGTTTTGGTACCTTCTTCACCTAAAGACTCGTTCATAGACATGAGAAATTCTGATTGAGTCATGTCAAACATCTCCAAATATAAATTCATATTTGGGTTAGGGTATCCACCGCGGGATTTTAAAAATTTTACTATGCCGTTAAAATCCATAAGTATTTTTTTTCAATTTCGGCAGTTGCGTCCGAAATTAGTTCAGTTAATTCCTCAGGGTCTGAAGTTACCTCAATAACATAATTGGACACCTTTTTATAATCGTTTAATAATTCAACTTCAAAATCACTTTCATCTAATTTATGTAAGTCATTGTAAATTGAGTTTGAAATTTCGGGAACAACACCATTTAAATTTTCTCTAAAATAGTTGGCAATCACAGGATTGAAGGTTAGATAAGTTATTGTTGTAAACATAGTTTTGTCGGGGTTTTCGACTACACCGTCTCCATCACATTCATGACATTGATTATAACCATCTCCATCGCATTCACCACAATCAAGTTCACCTCCACCCTGACACGAGGAGCAAGGCTCACCATCCACTTCTCCTGTTCCATCACAGTCATCACATTCAACTGTTGAACTACCATCACACATTGAGCAATCATAACGACCATCTCCACCGCATTCATCACAAGTATCTGAAATTTGGGCTTCGTTTTCGGAACCAAGGATTATTGCGGTAGTATTTTTAACTTTATTAATAATTTGGTCATAAGAATATCCTTCTCTATGTAGAAATAACATAATTGCAAATTTGGAATCATCATCATTTGTAAATTTCCTAAATCTTCCACCATACTCCCATTCCCACAATTTATTAATTTGTACGGTAATAAGGTCAAGTATGTTTGGTATTTGGTCAAACACATAAGAGTATTTCAAAACGTATTGATAAATTTTCTCGTTGGTCACAGTCTGACTTTTAATATAAATACAGTAAAAGTGAATTGATAGTATTTTTTTTCAATATTTGGTATGTATTATTAAAATAAAAATGGAAATAAAAATTACAAACCTTGAAATTTTGGAAAGACCAAATGATTTGGAACTCGGAAAATACGTTAGAGAAAAGTATTGGAATGAGCGTGATAACCGTTTGAAAAATTATGACGAACATGTCAAGTTAGTTACTGATGATTACGGACATGTCGTTGGTATTGAAGAACGTTCTGATGATGAGTATGAAAGTTGTGTTATTTGTGGTAGAAAAACAAGTTATACCAAAAACACACACGTTGATATGAGAAGGGGTTTTATTGATGGCGTTGGACAAGCTTGTGACGGTTCTTGTAGAATTTAAAAAAAAAGTTTGGCGGTTCGGATTTTGTGCGTATCTTTGTAGTGTTAAAAACAACCACTACTATGACAAACACAATCTCTACCCCGACCAAATCAATCATCAAAGTAACTGAAGGCGTAATGTCAGGAGACGTATTCTACGGCTCATTTGACACCATCATAGACGGCAAACGTCTGTCGGTTACGGTCTCTAACTTCCTTAAAGACACAGACAAGGAATACGAATTCCGTGTGGCAGGAAAATGTCAGGCAGGATTCATCACTATCCACGACACCAAAGGAACTCCTCACTCAGTTATTGCTGGTTACAAGAAAGATGCTTTGATTAACATTCAGGTGAAGGGCGAAAGTGGACATTGGTTCAACGTATTCACTACCAAAGGTGGTAAGTGGAACGGTATTGACAAAGGGTTCTTGGAAGTTATGACAGTTGGTGATATGAGAAGTTCTCACCCCAAAATGTGTGATATGAACATTTGGGATTTCATGGGAGCCAAAACTTGGGCAGACAAAGCCTTCACTCAAAACTAAGAGTGAGAATCCCCTCTGAAAAAAAGAGGGGATTTTTTTCTTTTTTGCTTGTGGGGATGAAGTTTATTTGTATCTTTGTATAACAAATAACAAACACCATGACAGACACCATCAAAATCACCGAGAAAGTTCGTAACTACCAAGGAAACAACAGTTTTATCAACAAAATGAAAGATTCCCTTGACCAATGGGGACGTTTAACACCAAAACAAATGGAAGCCGCAGAAAAATGTCTTAACAGTCAACCAACCAAGATTACTGTAGATGAGCGTCCCGAACTCAAACGTATCGTAGAATACACAGGGGAAAGTAAGTTCGTAAAGGACATCGCCGAGAAGTTCCAAAAGTGGGGAACTTTGACTGACAAACAAATCACAGCAGCAATTGCTCAGATTGACAAGGAGGAATACAAAGACAAGGTTCTTAAACTACGTATTCCGACTCCTGGTGAGACTATCTTGATTGGTCGTAAGATTGGTCAACAACTCAAAGAGACTTACGGTCTTGAGTTTAACCCAACCTTAATTGATATCACCAAGATGTTGGGTATATCACCAAAGGCTGTGAAGTTCCAAGGTAAGATGACGGTAAAACGTAGTAAGGTTTGTATGTGTTGTGCTAAAACTTTGACTGATGAGTTCTCAATGTTGACTGGTATGGGTAAGATTTGTTCTAAACACATGAGGGTCCCATACATCACCGACAGGTCTCAGGCGGAACAATACCGTGAGGACTACCTCAAAAGAGTGGAAGAGATTGGTTTGATGGAGTTTTGGATTCCAAGGTCACAAATCAAAAAGTGGGAGGGTGACAGGAGTATCATGTTGGAAATGTTGTCCTAAAGTGTAAGGGTCTCTGTAAAAGGAGACCCTTCATTTTTTATTACGAACTGCAACACTGAGCATCCCAAGGAGTAGAAAAACCAATATCAGTGGTAATAGTTCCTGTAACATTCAAATAAATATTTTTCTTGAAAAAACTCAATTGACTCGTAGAGTTGTTTACCTATAATTTTATTGTATGCAAACAAAAAAACCATCGGCAATCGTTTACGGTTGGCACACTTTGGGGGAGATTATATTACATTCAGACATTTACTGGGAGGAACACCTTCATGATGAGGTTGTGATTTATTCTTTACCCTATGAGAATACAGTCATTGAAGATTATACACAGTATAAACCTGACCTAATTATTTCTTTTGATGAGAACATTGAAATACCACATTTTCATCTAACGAGATTTCACATTCATTATGATGAACCGTTACCTGATATGGTTTTGGCAAATGTGATTGTATGTCAGTCTGTTTTCAGAAACACCGAATACATACGTCCACGGTTCTCAGTATTCACTCCAACGTATAAGACAAACGAAAGGATTTACAGAACCTATGAGAGTATGAAAAAACAAACATTCACCAATTGGGAATGGATTGTGTTGGATGATTCCCCTGATGATGTTACGTGGAATATCCTCAAGAAAATTGCTGAGAAGGACTACAGGGTAAAACCTCACAAGTTGTATCCAATTACAGGTGGTAACGTTGGTTTGGCAAAACACAGAGCGGCAACACTTGGTGATGGGGATTGGTTGGTTGAGTTGGACCATGATGATGCATTAACTTCAGAGTGTTTACAAATCTCTCATGATGCCATCCTTCAATACCCCGATGCTGGTTTCCTATACACAGACGTGACCGAGTGTTACGAGGATGGTGAATTCAAATACTATGACCACGATTGGTCAGGTGATTGGTACGCAAGACACGACAATTACTTTGACTTTGGATATGCAGGTCATACCAAAGTTATGGTTGATGGTGTGGAGAGACTGGCACATTGGTACCCCGATATCAATCCATTGTCCATACGGTTTAACATATCAATGCCAAACCATGTAAGAATGTGGGAGAGAAAACTATATCATGAGATTGGTGGACATAACAAGTTGACACCTGTTGCTGATGACTTTGAACTTATTGTTCATACATTTCTACATACACGAATGATTCACGTCAAAAAAATGTTATACATCCAATATAACAATAAAAATTCAACGGTTGATAACAATGCGACAGACATCAATCGTAGAGCAAGATTAATCCGAGACCACTATGACAAACGAATTCATGAGAGAATCATTGAGTTGGGTTTTGAAGATTGGAATTGGGATGAAGAACTGGGTCACTCTCAGAAGTTTCAAAACCGTGGGGGAGTGAGAAAGTATCATAATGAAGAACAAGTAATGAATTACATCTATGAATAATAACAAGAAAATTAAATTGTGTTTAAACGCAATGGTTGCCAACGAGGCACCAACAATAACCCGAATGTTAGAAACAGTGTGGAGACACATTGACTATTGGGTTATCCAAGATAACGGTTCAAAAGACGGAACTCAGGACATTATCCGTAACTTCTTTGCGGAAAAAGGAATCCCTGGTTTACTCTATGAGATTGAATGGCAATATCCAGGTTGGAACCGAGACCATACCTTGAAGACATGTCTCCAAACAGACCACGGATGTCAATGGATTTTGAGGATGGACGCTGATGAGATTCTTGAGATTGATGAAGATTTTGATTGGTCCGTATTGGATGACTTGAGTGTGGATTCTTATAACGTAATTGCACATGCAAACGGTATGAGATACTACCGAACTTGGTTGTGGAATGCTGACCGACCATGGTTCTTCCAACACGATAAAAGACACGAAACAATCCACTTACCTGAAATCGGTGAAGGGTTTGTTAGAGTTACTCTCCCTGAAGGATTCAGACATGTGGTTCACAGTGACGGACAGACTTGGAATGTTCCAAGAAAGTTCTTGAAAGACGCGTTGGAACTTGAGATTGACAAAGTGGTTGGTAATACCGTTAAAGAAGATTTGTATCACCTTTGGTATGTTGCAAAATCATACTCTGATTGTTGGGGTAAGTCTGACGAACTTCCATTTGGTTTAGACCACTCAAAAGAATTTGCTAGAAGATGTATTTTCTACTACGAAAAGTTCATGGAGTATTCTCACAACTATTATGTTACTGGTAGACCTGCAAGAATTGATGAGATGGCTTACTTCGCATTTATCTTGATGGGTCAGGCTTGGGAAGTAATTGGTGACTTGGAAAAAGCTGAAAAGTGTTTTCATCAGGCAGAGGCGTTCGCTCCAATAAGAAACGAACACTTACTCTACCTGTGTTTCTTCTTGGAAACTCAAAGAAGATACGATGAAATCTATGGATACTTACAAATTATGATGGGACAAGAAAGAGTGAATCCATTCCCTCAGATGTGTTTCTTGATTGAAGACCGTTGTTACCATAACACATCAAATTTCTTACAAGAGTGGTCAGATAAACTCAAACGTAGAATTGAGGAACCAGTATTAAGTTCTGACGGTGTTGAATTTGATTTCGAATAGCAAATATGATTACCTAATCGTAGGCGCAGGACTCTTCGGAGCAACCTGTGCCTACGAGTTGGGTAAAAATCATAGAGTACTTGTAATAGATAAAAGAAGTCACATTGGGGGTAACTGTTATACCGAAGATGTTGACGGAATTCATGTTCACCGATACGGTGCACACATCTTTCATACAGACAGTAAAAAGATATGGGATTGGGTAAATCAATTTGCAGATTTTAAACAGTTTGTTAATTCACCCATAGCAAACTACAAAGAAGAGTTATACACCCTCCCATTTAATATGTGGACATTCTACCAACTGTGGGGTGTGAAGACAGAAGAACAAGCAAAGGCGAAGATAGAGGAACAAAGGTATAAGGGTCCTGTAACTAACTTAGAACAACAAGCCTTGTCTATGGTTGGTACCGACATATATGAGAAGTTTATTAAGGGATATACCGAGAAACAATGGGGGAAGAAATGTGCGGAACTACCTGCGTCAATCATCAAAAGAATACCTGTAAGGTTTACATGGGACAATAATTACTTCAATGATAGATACCAAGGTATTCCTGTTGGCGGGTACACACAGATATTTGAAAAGTTATTGGACAATGTTGATGTGTTCTTGAACCAAGACTTCTTTGAAAACAAAAGAATGTGGGAAGAGGCTGCGGATAAGATAATCTACACAGGACCAATTGATAAGTTTTTTGATTACGAACATGGTAGATTAGAATACCGTAGTTTGAGGTGGGAGAACGTCCATATTACTTCACACAGTTTTCAAGGACATCCCGTGGTTAATTATACTGACAGTGATACACCATTCACAAGGATTTTAGAACATAAGTTCTTTGACTATCAAAATCAAAAAACAAGTTATGTTAGTAAAGAATATCCCTGTGACTATACAGGTGATAATGAACCGTATTACCCAATCAAGGATGATACAAATGGTGAGATTTACACCAAATATAAAATACAAGGTGATAAACTTGAGAAGTATATGTTCGGCGGTAGGTTAGGAACTTATCAATACTATGACATGCACCAAGTTATTGCTCAGGCACTTCATCTTTGTCAGAAAATAAAAATGGGTTAAGTTTTACTCAAATGAAACATCTGTACAACAGAATGAATCGTTAGATACTTGAGAGATGATGTTGGTTATTTTTGACTTGAGTCTATTGGCGATTGCAATTCTATCAACAAACTCAGAATCTGTATAGATTTTTAATCCATAAACCCAATCACACATTGCTGACATAACAGGTGATTTAAATAAAAATGTTATGTCAACACGGTATACATCAGATAAAATAGGGTCTTTCTTGATTGCCGACTTGACAATCTTTTGTAGAGACCTTTTTAATATGAGATTTTTATCCGGCATGTTTTGGTAAGTATAAACATAAATACTTAAATATCCTCAATTATGTTTCAATAAACGAGGTATTTCTTATATTATAGGTATTTATTTTTTAAAGGTCACCCAATGAAAAGACGATTAGTAGAAGATATTAAGAGACAACAGAAATTAATGAATATTGAAGAACAATCATTCTCTTCAGAAAAACGACCTTCATTTTTTGATGTTGAGAAATTCATGAAAGGTAGTTCTACACCACAAGACGCAACATATGTTGACACAAATATTATAACTCCTCAAACATCTCCAAGTTCTTTTGAAGAGATTACAAACAAAGTTATTGATAATATAGAAGGTGGTTATTATCACCCTAAGATGAATCAAAGTGCAATGGGAAAATCAGGTGAAACTATGATGGGTATTGATAGAAGACATGGTGGTGACATTAATACTTCACCTGAGGGAAGAGAATTTTGGAAGTTAATTGATGATGCCGATGCTAGTTCAAAGTGGAAACACAAATATATGGGTGGTAGTTTAGAACCAAAATTGAAAAGTTTGGTTGCTAAAATGATGAAACCATTCTTTTTGAAGAACATGAATAATTATCTTTCACCTGAGGCGAGAAAAATAGTAGAATCAAATCCTAATTTAATGTTTCACTTTGTCTATGGTACATGGAACGGACCAGGTTGGTTTAGAAAGTTTGCTATAAAAATAAATGATGCTGTGAAGAAAGGTATTACTGACCCGAACAAGTTAACAGAAATTGCAATACGTTCAAGAATAGACTCGGGGAATAGTGTAATTGCTCAAAGCGCTAAAAAAATTAACAATATATTAGGTACCAACGTAGCCTAAAAAAAAGAAGGGGACAAAGTCCCCCTCAAAAAGTCTGGTTAAACACTAATCAACACTCTTGGACAACCAGCCAACCCTCAAATGATACTACAATCATAAGGGTGGAAATATTTTTATCAAGTCTTTGTAATGTGAAATATTGAAGTTACTTTTGTGGTATGAAAGTTCACAAAAATTATTGGGGTCTCATCGGATGGTGTGTCTTATTTGTATTCATATTCATCGTATCATTAATAGTTCACTCATGAAAATCGTTTTAGAAAAAGGTCAGGGTTTGTTTTTTACATCTGACACTCACTATAATCACAATAACATTTGTAAGGCAACTACAAATTGGAACGGTGCAGATAACTTGACAAGGGATTTTAAATCACTTGAACATATGAATAGCGCGTTGGCTAACAGAATCAACGAGATGGTTGGTGAAGATGATATTCTAATTCACTTGGGTGATTGGTCGTTTGGTGGTTTTGAATCTATTGAGGAGTTCCGTAGCCGTATTCTTTGTAAGAATGTTCACTTGGTCTTTGGAAACCACGACCACCACATTCGTAGAAACAAGGGTGATATCCAAAGAATATTTTCATCATGTCAAGATTATCTTCACTTGGATATTCGCAAACCTGAAGGTAAGGAAGTTATGAAATACTCTATGGTGTGTATGCACTACCCAATAGCTTCTTGGGATGGTATGAACGATGGTGTGGTTCACTTACACGGACACGTTCACTTACCACCTAACTTGAGAGTTAACGAAGGTAAAGCAATGGACGTGGGGGTTGATGGTAATGATTTATATCCAATCTCATTTGAAGAGATTAGGAATATTATGAAAGATAGACCTCGTAAAAAATTGGTGTTACCTAAAGACCACCATGAAAAAAGATTAGAAGTGTAATTTTATCTTTCTTACTTTGTTCTTGAACCAGCGTTTTAGGTAATACCAAAACCTTTTTCTTGGGTTGTTAAAATCTATAAACTCCTTTTCAATCTCAGAATTTTTACCTTTAACTTTGTAATAAATTTCGGGATTAATAATTGATTGTTCTTTTTGTTTCATATACTATTATAATATATCTTTGTTAAATGAAAAATCTATACTTAGTTCGTGGATTACCTGGGTCAGGTAAGTCTACATTAGCCCGTGAAATATCAACAGCATTTGTTGAGGCGGATATGTTCTTCTTAAATCATGAAGGGGAATATGTGTTTGATGGTTCCAAAATTAAAGAAGCTCATGCTTGGTGTAAGGCAACGGTTCGTGAGTGGATGGAAATGAATAACGATACCTACGGGTTAGAATATTCTGATATTGCGGTGTCAAACACTTTCACTCAAGAATGGGAGATGGAGGATTATTATCAGTTGGCTAAAGAATATGGTTACCGAGTGTTTTCTTTGGTTGTTGAGAACCGACATGGTGGTGTGAATACTCATGGTGTTCCTGAAGAAAAGTTGGAACAGATGAAAAATCGTTTTGAGTTTAAGATTTGATATGGATTGGAAAGAATATTTTTTAAACATTGCCGAGTCGGTTAAGTTAAAGTCAAAAGACCAACGAACACAGATTGGTGCGGTTATAGTTGGACAGGACAAAGAGATTGTCTCAACGGGATTTAATTCATTCCCTCGTGGGATTGATGACAATGTTCAAGAGAGACAGGAACGTCCTGAAAAATATTTTTGGATGGAACATGCCGAAAGAAACGCTCTTTACAACGCAGCTCGTATTGGTGTATCAACTAAGGGTACTACAATGTATTTGACCTGTGGTATACCTTGTACGGATTGCGCTAAGGGTATTATATCTTCAGGTGTTAAGTCAATCTATTGTAAAAGAGAAGACACAACTAAGAATAGAGAGTATTGGGATGAACATGCAAAACGTAGTTTGGTGATGTTTCAAGAGGCTGGTGTTGAAATATTCTACTACGACTAGTTTGATTATTTAAAAAAACTTGATTAACATTGAATTATGAATATGACATTAAATTTAGTTGGATGGTTATTTTATCTCATTGGGATGATATGGGGAACCATTCGTGAAAAAAAAGAAAATCAAAAAATTAAGGACGCAACTTCATTTCTTGGTGAAGCAATTAAAACGGGTGATACTGAAATTTACGAAGACGCTACGTTTCAATTAAAGAAGGCTCAACTTGACCAAATTGGTCCTTACAGTTCTTACAGTATCAAAACTCATTTCTTTACCTTAGGTTTAGGTATTTTTATTTCAAATCTTATTCTTATATTTTTATAACTATGAACATCAAACAAGCACTAAAACAAAAAAATAAGTTGGTGAAGAAAACATCAGACTTATACAACCGTCTAAATGAGAATAACTCAGTTGAAGAAGGTGCAATCCGTCACTATGACGTTGAAGAAACTCTTACCGAATTGTTAAACAATGTTGACGATTTGGTTGAATTAAAAACTAAAATCCACATGGCAAACATGGAGGTTTATAATAAAATTTTTAAGATGTCAGAACTTAAAAGTTTGTTGAAGAACCTTCGTGGTTTAGATTGTGGTGAAGGTACGGTAAGAAAAATGCACCGATACAGTGATGAAAGCCCAATGGTAAAAACCACTATTATTGATGTGGTTCGTCGTAATAACTTGATTGAACTTCTTGAAAGTAATATTGAAAGACTTCAAGATGAATTGGATGTTCACAACGCAACCAAAACAATCTAAAGATAGTTGAGTCCGTCAGAGATTAAATTTTCATCCAGGCTTCGGCTTTACACTAGAAACCATGATATCAGGATTTGATTTTGCTTTTAAAATTCAACCGTCAAGAGATTCAACAAGCAAACTTTAACATTTAAAACTCTTTCTGATATTTTTTTTCTGTACGAGACTCACTACCCTCACTCTTTACGAGTGGGGGTTTTTTATTATGATTAAAGTATGATATACTTCTTTTACTTGATATTGTTATGTTTTGTTTTGTGTGCAGGACTAATACTTGGTGAGATTATTACCAACAAGATACCAAATAGCTCATTTGCTAAATGGTGGAGAAAATATGTTGTATGTGATGATGACTTGGAAGGGTTAGATTAATTAAACCCTTGCGTGAAAATTAATATCGTCATAGACACTTGGTATTGACCTCATCAACAATTTTTGTTTGTCGGGGTGTAAATCTTTGGGAAATTTTATATTGTAAACTAGTTCGGGTCTAAAATCTTGAAGATAAGGACCTGTAATTATAACATTAAGATTTCTACCATTAACAATTCTTCTGAGTCTATCTGTCATAATACCCTGAAGTTCCAAAATTTTATCTTCCATGAATTTGTAATTAACGTGTTTGAATATGATTTTATCAAAATCTTCTTCTAAACCAACTAACTCCAATGATTCTATAATTTCGTCTTCAACTTCTTCAAAAAATTTATAATAATTAGAATCATAGTTTGGACCCAACATATGAAATTTAGAACTATCAACCTTAAGAGTTAGGTTCAAATTACCCGAAGGTCCTGATTCTCTTATTGAAAATGGTATTGAATAGATACTAAAAAAATCTTTCAACACTTTAGTTGCAACTTTAATTTTACTACTCATTATTTTAAATACTTTTCACAATCATAATAATTCAACTTTCTTTGAATGTTATCTATTAAAAATAGGTCAACATCTTTTAGTTTTATTAAAAACTCAAGTTCATAAAGATAACAAACACACTCCTCTTCTTTGCTATCTAAGGATAATTTTGATAGTTCAATATGTTTTGATTCGTGAACTATTACACAAGCCAAATTTTGGATGTTACCATATCTAACTTCAATGGTTGTGATATAAATTTCATTACCTTCGGTGGTTGAATAGTTACCATTCCAAAAACCAATATGAGTACAATTTTTTATTACTGTGTTGTATACCGTTGTGTCGGTATTTTTAATTAGTGTTAGTGCCTTATGAACATTATGTTCCCAATTATCGCCAACAACATCTATTTTTATCTGTGCATTAAGAGTTATACAAAAAATTGTAAGTAGTGTAAAAACAAGTGATTTAATCATATTTATAATTACACTAATTAACACTCTTATGAGAAAACTTATGATTGCGATTTTATCGCTAACCATGTTGGTCACTGCAAAGGCTCAAACCTGTCCCACACCGACAACAACAGGAGTTCACATCACATTAGACTCGACCTATCAAACAGGTAAATACAGTGATGGTTTCACAAACGTAGGGCTCTGTTTCTACAACAGTTCATCAGAGAACATAACAGCGGTTCAATTTAGAATGTTTTACGACAAACAGGCCTTCAGTGGTGTGGATACCGTAACATCAACTAACACGAGCTTCTCACAATATCTTCAGTATGTAGACAATCCAACATCTGGTTATGTAACTATTACAATGACCTACACTGGTACTGTTTCAACTTTTGATATTCCTGACGGTTCGTTGTTTAATGTTAAATTGAATCACACAACTGCACTTGCAACAACTTACTTTACAATTTCAGATTTGACATTTGTTGGTTCAAGTAGTTTTTCACAAACAGCGACAAAACAATCAGGTGATGATTACAGTTTGAATCTAACAAACTTTGGTGGTGAATTATTACCTCAAGTATTCTCATTCAAAGGGAAGTTTGTGAATGTTACAGGTACGGCAGCAAAGAACATTACGGTAGCTCTTGAAAAGAAACTTAAGACATCTTCAACATGGTCTCAAGTAACTTCTCAAGCATCGGGTCTTGATGGTAAATTTGCATTCAATAATGTTGAGGTAGATACCTCAGCTTGGAATGTTAGAATCAAAATCCAAGGTGATACTATGTCAGTTGGAAATGTTGTAACAACCGCAGATGCTCAGAGAATTAACCAATCTGTTTTGGGTACAAATACAATGACAGGTTTTGATTTCTATTCATCAGATGTTAACGGTGACAATAAAGTTACAATTTCTGACGTTTATGGTGTTTATGCGAGAGTTGCAGGTAGATTCACCACTTGGGCGAATTCAGTACCTGATGTTAAGTTCTTCACTCAAAGTGAATACTCATCAATTAATGGTACAACAACCTCTCAACAAACAACATATGCAGGTGTAACTAATTTTACATTTAATATTGTTGCGGGTCAACCTGACTCAGTTACATACTATGTGTTGGTACCAGGTGACGCTAACGGAACAGGATTCAAAAGAGCTCGTTTGATTCCAATTGAAATTGTTAACCCAAACAACGCTAACAAACGTATCATTGATGTTACAACTCAATACGACAATAATCTAAAAACCATTGAAGTAAACTTCCCAACCCTTGGTGTTGATGAAGGTAACTTGGTAAGAGTTCCTGTAAAATTAAAAACATCAGGAATTGACTTAGGAGCGTTACAACTTTCAATGAAATATGACTCTGATTTGTTAGAGTTTGTATCACTTCAAAATGAATTGAAATCTTCTTATTGGATTTCTTTCATTAATGTAAACGATAACGAAGTTGAGTGGGGTGGATACGACCCAACAAATAATAGAAATTTGGTTAAAGACGGTGAGACTTTATTCACATTAGAATTCCGTTCTAAAATGACTCAGAGTGAATGGAACAAAAGTCCTTTATATGTTACAAGAAAATTTGCTGGTGACAATGTTGCAACTGATTTAATTATCACACCAACAGATGGTATCTTACAAGTCTTCAAAAGAAACCCTACCGAGTTATCGGGTTTTGAAAAGATGAGAGTTTACCCAAACCCAACTATGGGTGAAACCATGATTACATTTAAGATATACGAGAAAGGTTTTGTTACCTTAGGTGTTTACGATATGGGTGGTAAAAAATGTATTGAAGTATTAAACGGAACATACTCTGTTGGTCAATACTCTACAACTGTAAACTTAGGAATGTTAAGTGCTGGTGAATACATCGCTATTCTCAGAAAAGACGATGAGTTGTATTCAGAGAGAACTTCAGTAGTCAAGTAAAATCTTGAGGTCTCAAATTGAGACCTCAAGTTAGCCAAATAAAAACAATAAACCCAATAAATTAAAAATCAAAAAACAATGTCAGAAGAACAAGAAAATGACGGAACCTGGAGTGGTTTGAAAAAAACTATCATCGGGACAATTGCAACAGCAGTCACAGCTGGTGGAGCTTATTTCACCACAACACTTTTTGGTGGTGATGAAGAAGAGTCACCAAAAACAGAGCAAGTTGCACCTGCGGCACCTGTGATTAATTTGAATGTTGACAATTCATCTAAGAACACGAATTCTGGTGGTGGAACAACAACAGTTATCAAAGAAAAGACAGTTGAAAAACCAGCGGCACCTGCTCCTAAACAAGAGAAAAGTGAGTCTGAAGATGCACCTTGGTAAACTAATTGTTTTGGGATTAGTATTAGTTGGGTGTGGTACTCCAAAAGAGTGCCATGGTCAACAAATCGGTTCTGTTAAAACTGAGGAGTATACCGCAAATTTTGAAAAGAAAAAGTCTTTGGAATCACTTCCACCTTATACAGATACAATACAAATCCCAATTCAAATCTTAAAGATTGGTATTAATGATGAAGTGTATGAAATGTACCCTGAATTAAAAGATGCTCGTGTTGGGATGGGTGTTACAAACATTGTATTGGAATACTTGGAGGAAACAGGAAGATTTGTATTCACAGAAGACAAATTGGAAATCAAAGAAAGAATGGTTCAACAATTCAAAGCTTCCAATAAAGGATTTACCGAAAACAAAATTGATGGAAAAGGTAAAATCAAATTGGCAAAATACTTTGTTTACATTGAAGTCTATGATTTTTCTGTAGGTGAAGATGAAGTTGTTGAAACAAGTGGTGTTACAATAAAACAAGTAACTCAGTTAGGACTACAGGTTAGATTTGTGGATGCTGAAACGGGAGAAATTATTACAGGGTCAGGTCAAGGTAGAGCAATCACAACCAAGACTTCAACGACTTTAGGTGATATTGAAGGACCAACATTTAACAAATCAACTGTGGGTGTATCTACAAAAAAGGCTCTTGAGACTTCAACTGTAAGAGTAGTTGAAAAACTCATTAAAAAAGGAATGTTAAAAAGTTAAAATGAAAAAATTATTTAGTACAAGTGATTACGTTAAGGTAGATGATAAAAACAGATTCTACTACATGTTACAACAAATGCAATCAAACAGATGGAGAATTACTATCGTTGTGTTGTTTTTGTTTTTCTTTATCATTTTAGGTATCAACGTTGCAACATTTGCGGGTATTCAAATTCAAGAGAGTTGGAAGGAAATGTTATTAATCTTATTGGGTGCTTTCGTTGGTAATCTAAATAAGGTTGTTGACTATTGGTTTAACTCTGAAGATAGAGATAAGATGTTAATTCAGAAAGTGGACGAGGAAGATGGTCAAGTATTATCGGATGTGACGAGTGTTGATTAATGAAAAAAATATTAATCATATTATCACTATTATTTTCCTCTAATTTATTTGGACAGGGGTTCACGTATTCGTATGTGGACCCTTGTTCCAAAAAACAAAAAGTAATTAATATTACGGGTAACCAAAATGTTACCGTGAACTACCTTGGTTTTATTGGTAGTTTTAGCCAAACAGATTTTGTTAATGGTACTTTTGATAATTGGATAACAAGTGTTCAAGTTCAAGGTGCAAATCAACCATGTGATGAGATGATGACACAAACTCAGACAACTCAAAATATGATTATTACTCAAAACATAATAGCAACATTGACTTCTATTACTGCGGCATCTACTATGAGTGTATCATCGGTTGGTAACTCAATTAGTAATAGTGTAGATAATGCTTCGTCAAATAACTCTTCGTCCTCAAGAAGAGGTTCTTCAAACAAACAAAACAATGGAACAAATCAATCAAATAATACATCTTCAGGAACTGTATCGAATGGTTCTACAACTCAAAACGGAACACCTAACACAACAGGAAACTCAGGAGGTGGTTCAACTAATGGTGGAGGAAATTCGCAACAAGGAGAAACAACTAACCAAAATGGAGGAAACACATCAAGTTCGGGTAACTCAACTCAAGGTGGAAGTGGACAGACTCAGCCATCTGTAAACAATCCTTCAAATAATAATTCAAGTCAAGGTAATACCCAATCGGGTACAAATACAGGTCAAAGTGGGGGTGGTAATACCCAATCGGGTACAAATCCAACTGATAAACCTAAACAAGAGACTACGGGTGGAGGTGTTGGTGGAACAACAAACTCTGTTGCAAACGCTGCAGAATCATCATCAGGTAATGGTGGTGGTTCCAAAGTTAGAGTGGGTTCAGTAATTGGTACGGGTGATATCGTTGCGTTAAGAAGTAATGAAGACGGTTCAAATCAGTTTAAAGGGACTATGTCGGTTACCAAGTCAAATACAAACAATACAAAGGCAAAAGGATTTCTTTTGAACTTCACAACAACAATTAATAATACAAACCTTACATTTTACGGGGCGTTTTCTAATAAGAAAAAAACAAACACTTTGATTGTTGCGAACTCATCTATGATTGATTTTGAAAAAAACCTGTTCAACACATCAACTGCAATGAATTCAAAGAGATTTGGTAAATTAACTATGATGGGTGGACTGAACATGACTGTGGGTGTTTTAGCCGGTGAAGGGTTTTCAAACTTGTCAGCAATTGGTGGAGGGTTTATGCCATTCAAAGCATCTAAAAAACTTTCAGGGAATATATTAATGTTGGGGGTTTATTCACCCTTTACAAAGTTCTATGATGGTAAGTGGTGGGATTCAGGAATCTTATTGGTACCGTTCAGTTCTTGGGATTATACAATATCAAAATCATTCAAGTACAACGTGAGTATTTCTAGTACTTACCAAGTAAAAGGTAATGTATTAAACTATCAAATATTAACAGGGGCAAAAATTTTATTATGAGAAAACTAATTATAACAATAGGTATTATACTAAGTGGTATAAATCTAAACGCACAAGATTGTTACACTGTAACTAAAGTAGAAAATAAAACAGACAATCCTGATTTATCTTCAAAGAGATTCACCTTTGGTGTTAAACAAATTACCGAAGAATTAGTAAGTCAAAAATATTCATTATGTGAAGATGGTGCACCAATAACTGTTGATATAGTTTCTATTGAAGCACCTTCAATTGGTTTTAACATCGGACCATTCATGATTAAAAAGAAAATAACTATCGTAAAGACTAAAATGATTATTGATTCTGTGGTTTACGAGGGTGAGGGTGATGCTAAATTATCCGTAAAAGCTGGTTTTGCCGAATTAAGAGATGAGAACTTACCTTTCGAGAAATCAGTCTTTGCTACAGCTGTAAAAAAATCTATTGAAGATGCTTTGAGTAAATTCTAATGAGAATTTTGTTGTTCATAATGAGTTACTTTATTTTTGGTGATTTGGTATCCCAAAATTTTACTTATTCAGGAACAATATACAATGCTGATGAAACAGGTGCAAATAATGTACCTGTCAAATTATACAAAAGGAGCGTCAGTACTACTGGAAACAACAGTACGTCTGTAAAAGTATATCGGACTCACTTCGGAACAGGTAATACATCTCAATACCAAGCATATCCATCCACAAGAACTGAAATGGATAGGTGTTTCAACACTTCTTATAGTGCAACTAATCTTTGGTGGAGTGGGACCATGTCAGGGAACGTATCATTGAATTTTGGGCAATATACAAGTCTTACATCTGCCGGAGCAACCGTTCCGACAAGTGGTGAGTATTATGCTGTTGAGGTAACATTCACTTTTACTCCCCAAGAAACAGGAAGTTATTCTTTTGGAATAACCTCTGATGATGGTTCAGATTTATTGTTGGTTAACACTGGTAATATAGTCGAGTGGTACGGTGGTAAAGGATATGGTGTCTACAGATACGGTACCGTTAATTTGACAAAAGGAAATTCATATACTTTTATCGCAAGAATGCAAGAGTATGGTGGTGGGGATGGTTTATATTTAGTGTGGAGAAGACCCTCCCAAACAACTCACTCATATCAATCATCAGAGATTGGTACTCAATCTACTACAACAACAACTTGGGCTTTGGAAGCAACTTCTAATACAAATTCTACCGGTTATTATAGTTTTAACAGAACGAGTGACCCATCAAAACAATACTATATTGAAGTTGTCTCACAAACTCCTGTTACAAGTTTGAATAATTCTGACGGGTTAATAATTGGTAATTATGTCTTGAAAAACAAATCTGTAAATGGTATTATCTTTCAAACCTACGATTTGAACAATGATGGTAAATTAACAGTTTCGGACCAATTTTTACTTTTTGCTAAAAAATCAGGTCTTAAATCTACGTGGGGGTCTTTACCTATCTCAAGATTTTTCATTCAGAGTGAATTTGATTCATTGAAAGTGGCAAATTCCAATTTAAGAAATACTTATTCAGGTGTTGCGACTTATACATCTTCAACCCTAACAAGTGGTGGAAGTTTGAATTTATATTTGATTGCTACAGGATATTATAAACAAGTTACCTATTAAAAAATGAAGAAATTATTTTTATTAATCCCAATATTATTTTTTACATCCTCAATAAATTTAGATGATGTAACATTACAGAAAACAATCTATAAAGTACGATATTCACAAGTTTTCGAACAACCTTTGGAATTGACTTATGAGTCATCAAACCGACCTACCAATGTTAACAGAGGGTCTATGGATTTCTACTTAGAACCAAATGTTAAAACTTCAGACGGCGCAGACTACGTTAATAACATTTATGATAAAGGACATCTTGCACCTGCAGCAACTTTTTCAGATAATGAACAGAACCTTAAAACAACTTTTTCATATCTTAATTGTGCATTACAAAATCAATACCTCAACAGAGGGGAATGGAGATTACTTGAGGAACAAGAAAGAAAATGGGATGATGCTGAGAAGTTAACCATCAAGATAAGTGTTGAATTCAAAAATAAAAACACTGTCTTACCAACAGGTGCTACAGTACCAACAGGATTTACCAAACACATATACTTTAACAATCAAAGATTTTGGAAATGTTATTACTTCCCAAATGTAAAACCAACTAAAAAGTGGGGTGAACATCAAATTTCTTGTAGTCACTAATATTTAATAGTATGAAAGTTCGGTTAACGGAATCACAACTTATTGATTTAATTAAGGAGATTGCGGTAAAATCCCCTGAACTCCCACAATCATTTGAATTTAATATGGATATTGAAAAAAAACCAAACAAACAAATCAAAGTAAATTACATATCAGATAGAATGATTTCTAAGTTCAGAGAGATTAATGGTGTGTATGGTGAGGACTTTACCTTAGAAGTTCTTGATAGAGTATATGAAATTTTGAGTTCAGAGTTGGGCGGAGAAGAATAGTTTACTATATTTTTAAAAAATATAACCAATGAAAGTTCTGCGAAAAAAAATTAAGGTATTTGATGGTAAACCCACAAAAAGCGGTGGACACTCCCAATGGTTATCCAAAATTACAAAATTAGATTATCTTACATTGGAATTTGGTTTGTGGAGGTTTCATTACGACCACTTTTATTATGATGGACAACATCATGCTCTCTATTTGGGATTGGTTAGAATCTTTTGGGGTGGATTCCCATTTAAAGATGAAGAATAATTTGAACACTCACTTGTAAGTGGGGTTTTTTTATTTTAAATTTGTTGTATGGAAAAACGTTCAACCAAAACCCTTGATGTGAATACATGGATAAAAAAAGTAATTCGTAGTTGTGAGACTATACAACAACTTCATACTGCCAGACAACTTAAGAATAATTTTTTGAGAAGTTTGGATACCGATAAAAGTACTGATAGAGAATTATACCGTTTGGTTGATAATGACTTGACAGTTACCTTCCATACCAAATTTCGTGAATTGGTTGATGGTCAATCCAAATAACCCTCAAGTGATTTTTTCAAAGCAGATTTTGCTTTACTGATTTGTGAACGAGATGTTCCTGGGTCAATCCCTAAGACACTGGCAACTTCACTTATTGGTAAAAATAAAAGGGGAGTAGCGAATTCCCCTTTTTTTGTTACCGAAAACGATAACGGTCCTAATTGCCCTGAAACAGGGGGCTTGAAACAACATTTGTTTCATAATATAAATATCACGATATTTAAAGTTATGAAGTATGTTATCACTCAAAGTCAATTTCATAAGTTAGTTTATGGTTACCTGAACAAATTGGTTAAGTCTGCCGAAGTTGTTAGAGAAGAAAGTAGATATGTAGAAGGTGGTTTTAGTGTGACTGTAGATACCAATGGTCAACGACGATTCACTTATCAATTCACACCTGAAGGTGAAAGCTGGGATGACCCTACGGACAAAATTTATCCTGATAACGGTACACTTATAATTAAAAATGGTATTACTGACGATATGAAAGATTTGTTTGGACTTAGAAAAAGTAAGTTATTTGATTTAATTGCGGATTGGTTTACGGAGACATACAAAGTTGATGTGGACAGTGTATCGGAAAGCTCATATTAAATTTAAAACCCTCAATGAAAATTGGGGGTTTTTTGTTGTAAGTAATTATTTAAATGTAAAAATTTATTTTTATATTTAAAAATATGTTGAGCGATAGTTTTTATAATAATTTTGAATCCTATAAAAATATTTACAATAATCAGAGTCCCTATCCTCATGTTGTTATTGATAATTTTCTAAGAGATGATGTTTATAATGCGTTGATGAACGAGGTTAATCAATTATCAAAAAAACCTGATTCATTTTTTATTAACAATGTTTATGGTATTATAGATGAGCATGATAGTCAAAGGGGTAAAAGACAAGTTGATGGAATAGAAAAAATGGATTTAAAAATGGTTGAGGTGATTAAATTTCTTAATTCTAAATATTTTTTGGGTTTGGTAAAAGATATGACAGGATTTAAAGAATTACAATCAATTGAAAATTATAGTAACTCAGGATACCATCAAACTCACCGTGGAGGTTTTTTGGATGTTCATCATGATTTTAATTTATCTCATCATGATTCTACTTTGTTTCGTCAAATCAATTTTTTACTTTACCTTAATAAAAATTGGGAATCTGAATGGGGTGGTGATTTAGAATTATGGGACAAAGACATGTCAGGACCTGTCAAATTAATATCTCCAATTGGTAATCGTGTTGTAATGTTTAACATTGATAGGGCGCCTCACGGACATCCTAACCCACTAAACTGTCCTGAAAATGAGTACAGAAAAAGTTTTGCATTATATTATTATAATAGGGAAAACCCAAAATATAATCTTGTTAACAGGGCCATTTGGAAAAATGAAATTGATACATTAACATAAATCTCATGAATATAATATTTAAATGTCATGAGAGACGCGTATTCAATAATCGGGAAAGAAGTTTACTACAAAGAAAAAACTTGGACGGTGAAAGATTTTTTCTATGTTCCAAATAATGCAAACATTTACGTTGGGTTAAGAAGTGGGGGTATTACCCTCAATGTTATTCTTGATGATGTGATGAGTTTGCTAATTCAGTAATTTGGATTTATTAAAGTGAAAGTATTTTTTGATATAGTAATTGCGGTCCTCTTAACTTTGGGGACCGTTCAGTTTATTGGGTGGTTATTCTCATTACCCGAAAAGATTGTTGAATGGTATTACAACAACAAGTACAAACCAAAATAATTTTTTTATTTAAAGTTTTTGTTGTACATAAGATAAATGTGATTACCTTCGTATTGTTATTTAAAAACTACTTATAGTTATGATGTCAGAAACCCTTAGCCGAGCAATCAACGAGAAAGACGTTGAAAATACTTACCGTCAGTACTTCCACAAGAAGTTTGGTAAAGACTTCCAAGTTACGTCACCTTTTGGGTGTGATGGTTTTGGGGTTTCTAAAACTAACAAAGTTCGTGTCTTGATGGAATTTAAAGATGATGTAAATCTTTCAAACAAATCAGACCTTGTTAAGGTTCTTGCTCAATCCGTATTTTACATTAAACGTTTTTACGATAAAGGTATGATACCACCCTCAACAGTTTTTGTTGGAGACCGTAATGAGTGTGTTGCACTTCACGTGAATGACCTTTTGAAGTATTTGGAAATGGATGTCAATTGGAATATCGCACCATCTTCAGCACACACTGTCAGTGAATTAATGATGACTATGATGAAAGACGAAAAAATTTGTCCTTTTGTGTATAGCTCAAATGACTTTGCGGATTGTGTTCAAAAAATCAAAGAATTGACAGACAACGTACAACGTAAGGTTTTGGTTACTGACAAAAACATAACAGAAGTCTTTCGTTACTTTGATGAGAAAGTTTTGGGTAAAAATAAATTGTCAACTAACGAACGAGCTAATTTGTTTGTCCAACTTTTGGTGAACAACGAAGACAACTACCTTCACCCTGTATTAAAGCGTAAAACAGTTGTAACTAAATCTATGGGTGAAGTTTCTATTGTTTCTCGTGATGGTTTCATATCCTTCTTCAATCACTTTTCCTCTTCATACACTCCAAGCCAAAAACACAAGTTGGCGGCAGTTGTTGACCGTATTGTTGAAGACACAACTCGTCGTCGTCAGGGAGAGTTCTTTACCCCTGCTATTTGGGTTGACAAG